AATAATAAATATGTTGATAAAATTCAAGAATTAGAAACAGCTAATAATAAATATGTTGATAAAATTCAAGAATTAGAAACAGCTAATAATAAATATGTTGATAAAATTCAAGAATTAGAAACATCTAATAATAAATATGTTGATAAAATTCAAGAATTAGAAACAGCTAATAATAAATATGTTGATAAAATTCAAGAATTAGAATCACATATAATTACACTTATTAATATAAATACAGAAGCTGATAATACAATAAATAATATAATGAATTCATTAAATGAATTGGAGACATCTAATATTAAATTAATAGAGAAAGTAAAAAAATTTGAAAAACAAGTTAAAAATAAATTATGTTGTATAATGTAATAAAAATATCATTATATTTGATTATTATCTTTAAATAAATTTTTATTGACTAATTTATAAAATATATTATTGTAAAATAACTTAATATCATCTTTAGATTTATTTTCCCTTGCTGTAATATTTTTATCTTTATTTAGCCATATCAATATATATTATATCTTCTACTCTGATTCAACATATAAGACAATATAATCCTATTTGTTTCATCATATTATTATAATTACAAGTTTCTGAAGTTACACTAATTTACAGCTTTATGTGTATTATATTCTGAGTATTGCCTTCCAAATCTTCCATATATATCATATATTGTTCTTTGGATTGTTCTTTAGATTGTTCTTTGGATTGTTCTTCCAATGTTTTATAAGGTCAATTATTTATAATATAAATTGTTTTTATCTATATAGTTATAATGGAATTTACAAAAAAATATCATATAAATGGACCTAATAATATTATAAGATTAGAGAAAGGCGATAAAGTGCTTTACATATTTGGTGACCATCACCTTGAACCAAATAAACAAACAGAATGTATTTTCTCCGATGATTACGAAAATATAGATTTTGATAAATTTATATTTCAATTTATGAAAACAGAGAAAAGAAAACAATTTGATATATTCCTTGAAACACATGATATACATTTTAATAATATGATTAGTCCTTTTCGATATAATTACATCAATAATTTTAGAAAAATGTTTTCATCAACATTAAAGAAAGAAGATAAGACGGTTAAAGTAAATCCGAAATATAAGAATTTTAGATTACATTTTACAGACATTCGAAATACAATAATTTTATTTGAAAAAATCCACTTTTTTCAGGAAAGATATATGAATAATAATGTTACACTTCATCGTGATATGAAAAAAGATTTTGAGGAATTATTAGATTATTATATAAAATTACAAACATTTTTAGAAGACTCTAAGAAAATAAATAAAACTGCGCCTATGAACGCTAAATATATGAATAAGGTATTAAATCGTTATTCAGATGAGAGTATAAAAAAAATAATGAATCATATATATCAAACATTGATATTAGATAATCTTGAAAATATTATTAAATTTATAAAAGATATCATATATAGATGTAACTATTCAATTGATAATAAATCAACCGATTCATTAAATAGAGATATACAGTATTTATTTAACATGAATATTCATTTTTATGTTGCATTAACTGATTTATATTTTATAAGAAGATTCTTAGATAAGAATTATATAAAAAATAGTATTCTCTATACTGGTTCATCACATTTATATAATATTACTTTTATACTAGTTAAATACTTTGATTTCAAAGTTACTAATGTATATTATCATAATCCTAAATTTGATATTATGAAAAAGATTCCAAATCTACCTATTAAATTTTTAGATTATATAAATATATTGGATAATAATATGACACAAACATATGGTACTAAAAAATCAAATGGTGTATTATATCAATGTACTAACTTGATAGATTTCCCACCTAATTTCACGTAATCATTCTATTATATAAATATCTTCCTCTTTTTTATCTTTATCATATCTCAACATCTTATCTAATTTTCCAATATTATGAAATCTCTCATAACCACATTTCATAATATATATCGTCCATATTATTATTAGTAATATTAGCAACAACATTCCAATACTCATTATAAATATTCTATATATTTTTTTTCAAATTATTTTAATAAATTTTGTAAATATAATTTAGCTTTATGTAAAGTTTCATCTCTTTCTTTCTTTGTCTTATTATCCCAATGTTTAACTTGTTGTGCTGTAGCATAATTCTTTTTTAATATATCATAATGCATATTAATAAAATTATAATAAAGACTATCCCAAATATCGTTTCTCTTATAATTACTCATTTTTGCTATATAATTAGAAGATGAAAAGTATGGTCTTGTCATCATAATAGGAGAAGCATATTGACTCATCCCATATACATTAGGAACCATAACCCAATCATAACTATCTATAGTCCATTCCATAAATATCTTATACACATCATTTGGTTCTATCATACATAATAACATAAAATTACCAAGATACATTAATCTTTCAATATGATGAGCATATGCATATTTATTTATTTTTTTTATTATATCATCAATCGGGGTCATATTTGTAGTTCCTTCCCAGAATTTTTTATAGGGTAGCAGATTTTTATGTTTCAATTGATTACTAGTTCTCATTTTTTCACCTTCTAATAAATAGATTGTATAGACATAATTACGCCATCCAATTACTTGTCTTATAAATCCCTCAAACGATTCAATAGGTATAGAATGTTTTTTATAATATTTATATGATATATCAACAACCATTGTATCAGTAATAATACCAATATTCATCATTGGACTTAAAACTGAATGATAGAGAAATGGTTGCTCACTATCTACTGCATCTTCATATTTACCAAAATTTTTTAATCTATTTTCTAAGAATTGGTGTAACCACTTTATAGAACTTTTACAATCAATTGGATAAATGAAATTAGTTAATTCCCCGTAATTATTTGGAAAATGTTTCTCAACATATATAATTGACTCTTTAATATATTTTGATTTTGATACTGGTTTTACTTTTGGCGCAATATGATTTTTTGGTAGTGGAAGACGATTCATACTATCATACGACCATTTACCACCTTCTGGTTTATCTTTTGTTATCATTATATCTAATTTACGCCGTTGATATTTGTAGAATTCATCATGAGAATATTTTTTATTTGAAAAAATATTATTAATTTCTTCTATTTTTATTAAAAAATTAAGATTATCTCGAATAGTAATATTATTCTTAAAAATCTTTATTAATTTATTTTCCAAATCAAAATCTGGTAAACGTACTATAGTTACAGTTCCTAACGATTTATAAAATGTATTTGTAACTTGTGAATATTCTATATATTTAACATTAATTTTATTTTTTTTTAACATATCATAATATTTCTTCATACTAGCACGGTGATATGCCAATTTTAATTTGTGAAATTTAAAATCTGTAAAATATCTCGGTTCCTCAATCAAGTATACAGTATTCATTGTTTTTAGTTCTTTCAAGTACGATTTATCATAAAATAATTGTGGGGGAAATATTAATTGATTCATTACATATAATTATAAAATTTTTTATAAAGTAAATATAATATAAATATTTTAATTGATTGGATTAAAATAATTGATACAAAGACTAATAAATCTATTTATGATAAACTATTTAGGATGATATAATAACTTCTTTTATTTTAGCTCCTGGATTTTTTGAATTTATCATACGTTTACATTCAATAGTAGTAATATTAAATCGACTCATATTATTTCTAACTAACATAACATCTGCATTTGACATTATCATTTGTATATTATTATCTTTCAGTGTATTACACAATGTAAATAATTTTAAATGTTGATCTATATCAAAACCATCCGCATTATATCCTACAAATGATTTATTATTTTCTGGAGCATATGGAGGGTCCATATAGACAAAATCATTAGCAACTACATTTCCTAAAGCATCAGCAAAATCCATATGATGAAACATTACATTTTGTATAAGTTTACTAATTTCTATCAAATGTTCTTTCTCAATAATATTTGGATTATGGTAATTACCATATGGTACATTAAATCCATTTGGTCCTACTCGATACACACCCCTGAAACAAGTTTTATTTAAAAATATAAACATTGCAGAACATTCACAACTATTCCGTTCTTTCATATTATTATATTGTTGTCTAATCCAATAATAATATGATTCTTTATTCTTACTTGCCTCTATTTCATTCTTTGGTTTTAAATTTCTTTCAGTTTTAATATCAGAAATACTATTAAATTTTGTTATTAATTTATCTATTCGTTTATAGAGTCTTTTTGGTTGTGATTGAATCATACGATACATATTAATAAGATTCTCATTCAAGTCATATGCATTAATAGTTCCAGTTATATTGATTTTTTTATTTCGTACTAATTCAAGAAATGCTAATAATACGCTTCCACCACCTAAAAACACCTCATGATAATTATTTATTTGTGTAGGATATATACTTATTATCTTATCTAAAATTTGAGTTTTTCCACCAACCCATTTTAAGATTGGTTTTGGAAAGTTTATATTAGTTAAATCTATCATATATATTTATTATATATAAATAATAATTCTATTTTATATCAATTTTTAGCGTGCACTGGCACGTAAATTACACGCCGCGCACATAATTTATGAGTAATTCATCCAGATTTTATCTTAGATATTATAAATTAAATAATAACAATACTCTTTATTTTATGATTATTACTATTATAAATTGTAACTAATTTAGTACCATTTACAATTTTTTTTACCATTTTATATTTTGCTGCAATTGATTTGAAATCATATTGAATAAAATACCTGAAATTTAGTTCTCGTACAATTTCAGGAATCTGTTTACGAATAATATCATCATAATATGTTGTATTATGTACCATACTATTAATATAATTCATATTATTCTTCAAGAAAAATAATTTTATTGTAACATATGATGAATGAACTGCTAGCATATTCTTTACAGTTTCAGTGACAATATTACCAGTATCATCTGAATAATGAATACGTTTGAAACCACACATCTTGAGTACATTCAAACATTTGTAACAAGGACGAGCATTTACAAGAGTAATTTTATTTGGATCCATATTACCAATTCGAATCACTGCAACATCATATTTGTTTAGTTCTTTTTTAATAGTACTATCAATCATATTACTATACTTATCACAACACTTTATTTTAATTCCCATCATACTAAGAAATTGGCTAACTGTAGCCATTTCTGCATGAGAACTTCCCAAATCAGGATCATCTTTGGGAATTTCATTATTATTACATTGAGGTGTACCTACCATTTTACGACCTTTCTTAAGAATACAAGAAGCTAGACGTTGATTCATATTACTACGTTCGGCCGATTGAATTAACTTGTTAATAATAGGAAAAGATAAAATACAACTCGGAACATTGGAAGCCTTATTCATATATTGAGCCATTAATTATATATAAATTATAATTAAAGTTTAAATATTTTTCAATATTTTTATGATGGGTAGTATAATAAAATGTGGTTATATCGAGATATTTTTAATTTTACTATAAATTCATTATATATAATCACATATTTCAGCTATATATAAATTATTATTTTTTATTATTTTGAAAGGTTTAGCACATCCATACACCATATTATCAGTTATTAGCTTATCACAATTTATCTTATTTTCATGAGGAGGAATAGGTAATAGATTCGATTTATAAACTGCATGACGAAAGATACCACAATTAATTTCATTTATAGAAACTATAAAATATTCAGAACAATGAGGGCATTTTAATTCAATATCCATTATTATATTATATTATATTATATAAAATTAATTTATTTCAAATAGCATGTCATGGGTCTAGAACTATTAGTAGGATTAATGATATAAAAGATGAAAAGAAAAGAGTTCAGATGGATAATAGTTATAAAATTATTACTTTTTCAAAAACAGAAAAATCATTATTTGATTATTTCATTTATTTATATCAGAATTCTTTGTTTCATGAACCTAGAATTAAATCTGAATTAATTAGTCTAACAAGTTCTACATCAAAACAAGATAGAATTGTATTATTAAATAAAATTATAATAAAAAATAAATATATAAAATACAAAAATAAATATTTGAAACTAAACAACTTAGGATTGTAAATTAAATAGTTCACTTAATGGCATAATATGATTCGAATAAAAGTTATTACATAATTCTAATTTCATATATTCCATTTCTTCTATTGTATTCATTAACATAATAAAAGTAATATTCAATTCATTTTCTTTCTGTCCCATTCTATCTAATCGACCTTTCATTTGTGGTAATTTATCTGGTTCAGGGGGTCGAGTTAATATATGATTAAAAGCAATCAAATTATTTAAACCGTATGTTCCTACTGCATAAGATACTACTACATGGCGTTTACTAATATCTGGATATAATCCAACATCCATTTTACTAATATTACTAATATCTTGGGCTTCTTCCATACTATTAGCATAAATAAGGAGTTTTTTATTTGGATTAATACTAATCTTTTCAATATAAGTAATAAATAATTTTATATAATTAATATTATCACGAATATATTTTTTAAGTTCAACATATTTTTTTTCATTTGATATTTCACTATTATTTATTTTATTATATTTATCATAAAACTCTTTACTCATTTCTATCTTAATCATATCTTCATGCCATAATCTTTTAGTGATTGGAAGATTAACTTTTATACTATCAATTAGAATCGTATCAAGATATTCCTTCGTCTCTGGTAAATTGCAATTAAGCATTTTCAACATATATAATAGTTTATCAAATCTAGTCCTAAAAAAGGTAGCACTTAATAATAATAAGCCTAATTTAGAACAGATAACCTGTTCCCAAGCAGCTATAGTTTGTTTAGCCTCTTTATTCTGAACTGTTAAACACTCATCAATAATAACAAATAACCATTTACTATTAATTTTTTTATCTCTATTCCTACCCATTGTAGTAATATAAATATTTAAACTATCAGATTTATATATTCCTTCTAAATTCCCATTAGATTTTGTTACAATATAATTAATCCCCAAAAAATGTTTATTTATTTCATCAACCCACGTTTTAATAAGACTTTCTGATGGTAATAATATTAATACTTTATTATTATATGGAAAGTTCTTATATAATTCTACACAAGTTGCAAGAGCAGTTAATGTTTTCCCAGCTCCAACATTTGATGCATCTCCAAAGCCTCTCTTTCCATCTTTTATATTTGATAGAATAAAATTTACTGTGTTCAATTGATGGTCCCATAATTTAGTTTTAGTTTTAATAATACTAGTAATATTATTCATATCATTATTTTTATTAAGAATAATATTCATATCAGTAATCATTCTATAATAGTGATAATTATTTATATTGAGTTTATAATTCATTTCTCCTGAAGGAATGAGAGCTAATGGATAACAATAATGAAGTAAGTTTAACATTTTCCAATATTTACCTTCATAATTATAATCTAAACTATTATCTACTCGTTCACCAGTTCTACTAACTTGTGATATAATAACCATATTATCATAAGCTGTATGAATTTTAATCATTATACTATTTAATATATGTAAATGCTTTGTCATATCATAATCTTTAATATCAATCATACGAGTTGCTATTATTTTACGACATTCTATATTACAATCTATATCATAAAATTTACTTGGAGATAACATTTCAGATATTATCATATTATCCTTCTTATTAGGAATATTATAAGGTATATTTTCTTGTTTCTTTACAAAAGATGAACCATCAAACCAATTCAATACAATATTATTTACTATAATCATATTATCATCATTTAATCCTATTCTAACTGGTTTATCGGTAATCCAATTATATCCTATTATACAATCTGGTAAATTTACTGTAATACGATTCTTTTTTAAATAATTTTGAACTCTAATTAAATTTATATCATAATCATCGCCTATTATATATTCATCAGAATTAATATATTTAATTTGAATCATATTATTATTAGTTATATAATCTTGATAACTAAATACAACTTCTAATATTTTTTGACCAAACTTTTCTGGATTAATTTTAATTTTCTCTCCAACAATTTTAAGGAATAAAATCCTTTTATCATATTTTGTTAAATCTCTATCTTTTACTAGTGACTCTTTAATAATATTATTTTCATCAAATGGTATGATATCAAATATTGATATATATTCATCATAATAATGTTTTTGTAACATTGTTATATTTCTAATATCAGTGCCTTCAAACATTCCTTTAATAAATTGTTTTGGTTTTCTATTATTAAATTTACCATTTAATTCCCAAATTAATGATGAACACTCTTGTGTTGAATAGTTTTTTCTTGAGATTGCTTGAAATTTTAAAATTATATTTGGTACAGAATGATTATCTACCCCAGTATAAATAGGTGTCATTCCATTCATACATTTATTACATTCAACCTTATCTATATTAATTGTAATTGGTTTTGGTTGATATTTTGTTAATAAATCGTAATATTTTTGAATCATAACATTATCTCCTTGCATTTTAGGAATAAAATTAAAAGCCAAGTAAATAATATTCATATGAATATTATTATTAATATCATATTTTGGAATAATCATATTATAGTCTCTCCATTCATAATAATCAGTAATTTTATCTGCCATACAAACCATATTTCCAAGTTCTATCATACGATTCATCAACTTATCATTAATAATATAATCTGGTTCTTTATTAGTAATAAGAGCTAATACTAGAATATCAAACAAATTAATATTACTAGAGTCATAATAATATCTAAAATCTTCAATAATACTAATAAAAAATCGCCAAAATAATTGTCTGCTTCCTGAAACTTTCAAAAATTGTTGGTCTGGTAAATTGTATGGTTTCGCTCTCGCTAATTTTCGTATAGTATCCTCTAAAATTTCTTTAGAACATCTACCATGACGAATACATTTTTGCAATATGGATGAAAGTAATCCTACTGAATATTTTTTTAATTTTATTTCACTTGAACTAACAAAATGGTCCATAATATTAAATAGAATTCTTAATATAGAATTATTGGCTTCATATTCTACATAATATAAATATAATGTTCTATCTGAATATAATCCAAATCGTGCATTTTGATTTATATCTAATATAACATATATTGCATTTATATTTTCTTTCATATTAAGTGTAAGATTTACATTCGTATTACTACATTGGGTCATTCCATATGTACAACAATAAGTAACTTTTGGTTTCCCTCTTCGCCATTCTAATTGATTCATGTATTCATGTAATTCTATTCCAGATGAAAATTGTTTACCAATC